AAACTTAAAAATGTTCTGTCTAATAGCGAACGCTAATGATAGATTGGATATGAATTTTCCTTTTGCATTTCTCCCTTTAATTCTTCTAAGCTTTATCCAATCAAGAAGTGCTGGTATGGGCACCATCCCCTTTCCTGGTCTTCTTCCTAAATTCACATTTTGGAAGTAATCCATATAGGTAATTACAAGTTCGAATCCACCGTTCTGTCTCGGCATCACGGTTGCTGTGAGTGAGTTCAATAATTGACCTGACGCAACTTTATCTCCAACACCTCTTTGAGGATTACCATAGGGATATATCTTCTCCTGTAACTTCTGTTTGAAGAAGTTAACGAATAGAGTCCCTAATCTCTGTAATTCTATTTCGGATAGTTCAAACATTATTTAACTGTGTTTAATCCAAATCCCCAGTTTGTAGGGTTAGTAGCAGTCCATTGGTTTTGTATATCTGATTTGGAATAACTTTCTTGAACAGTATTCAAAACGGCCATGTTAACTTGTAGTAGTGACTTTGAGGCTGGTACTAATGAGGTTCCAGCAGATGTTAAGAAAAAACCCATTGAATCAAAGTTTGAATATGACCCAACTGTTGTATTTCTTGTTGTAAATCTTATGGTTGGAGTTGCAGCTGTTGATGTTATTACATATCCGTAGATGTAATATCCACCCCCACTATAACCTGAGAAACTTACATTACTTACCAAATTTGTTTTTTTAACACCTGTTGTTCCTGTTGTAGTCATTGAAACACCACTCAAAATTAAATCTTTTGGTGCAATTCCAATACCATCTACCATCTGTGCAGTATAGAGTGAAAATGTTACAGTATCATTTGTTGTTGTTAATGTTTGTAGGTTATAAGTTAATGCTGAATATGCATTTACACCTGAATCCCAAAATGCACTATAAATTAGCCTGTTGTTACTGTTTGCTGGGTTTGCAGCTGAACCAGCACCGAATCCTACACCCCCATAATCAGGAACAAACTCACTATAATAGTTGAGTAGATTAGGTGCTGCAAGATAATTAGTTGCAATGTTTAGTCCTGTATCATTACCAAGACCATCTGTGATTGCTTGTGGTATTGATGTGATACCTGTTGTCGCAGTGTTTAAGTTTAATAAACCTGGATATGTTGATTGTATTGTTTGACCTGATAAGTTAGCCATATTTTTTTAGATTAAATTCCATTGTTGATTTTCATTATCCCAAGTATCTGGGTTTGTGTTCCATAGTTGTGCTCCTGATGGTGGAGTTGGTGTAGGAGTTGGTGTTGGGTTGATTGTTGGTGTTGGACTCGCAGTAATTGTTGGAGTTGGGGATGCAGTTAATGTAGGCGTTGGTGTTGATGTCTCTGTTGGAGATGCGGTTATTGTAGGTGTCTGTGACGCAGTAATTGTAGGGGTTGGAGTTGATGTTGGAGTGTCTGTTATTGTTGGTGTTGGAGTTGATGTTGGAGTGTCCGTAATTGTAGGAGTCGGTGTAGGAGTATCTGTGATTGTAGGAGTAGGAGTTGGTGTCTCAGTATTAGTTGGGGTAGGTGATGGTATTAATGTTCCTGTTGGTGTTGGAGTCAATGTTGGATTTGGTGTTGGTTCAGGACCAGTCATCGTATCAAACGCTGCATCACATCTATCAAGAGGTGTCTTAACTTGTATTCTAAGAGTTGCTGTCCAACCAATTAACATATCATCATACTTCTCAATGAATGGTGAACAGTCAACAATATCATCGAGATAATAATCCTGATTAAAGTTTCCAAGTGAATCTGTTACAGACAATCTAAATTGAGAAATGATATCATCAAGGATTTGGTTTGTATCTGACCATCCATCAATCATATTGTTCAAATCTCTATCCACAATATCTCCAATGATGATATTAAACTCATAAGTCATAAATCCAAACTCTTGTGTTGCGTTGTTTGGAATCACATACATATAAGGATAATATGGTGGATTATATGTTGGGTTATCTTGTTTGTCTCTTGAATCTACATTGTAAGAGAAATCATCGAAGTCACCCCAACCAAATGAATTGATTTGTTTGTGATGGTCTGCTAACAATTGGAAATCATATATGAAGGTTCTTAGGTTGATTCCTTCGTGATAGATTGGTGTCCCTGTAAATGTATTAAACGCAGCAGCACATCTGTCTAATGGGGTCTTAGTTTTGATTTGTAATAATCCATTCCATCCATTACATAAGTCCTGATACTTCTCTTGGAAGGGGTTACATTGAACCGTATCATCAAGATAATAGAGTGTGTTAAAATTACCCTGATTGTTTGTTACAGATAATCTGAATTGACTTATAACATCATTCAAGATTTGTAAGGTATCAGATAATGTATCAAGTGAGTTCGCTAAATCCCTTTCAACTATATCGAGTGTTACGACATTGAATGTCCAAGTTTTGAATCTAAGGTCATTCTTAATATTAGATGGAACAACATAAAGTAGTGGGAAGTATGGTGAGTTATCTGATGGGTTCTCTTGTTTGTCTCTTGACTGAATTAGATAACCCAATTGGTCTGTATCACCAATACCAAACGAATTGATTTGTTTGTGTTTGTTGGCTAAGTATTTGAAATCATCAGCGATGGTCTTGAAGTTAATTCCAAGTTGTGGAATCCCTGTTGATGATGGGGTTGGTGTTATGTTAGGTGTTCCTGTTTGTGTAGGAGTTGGAGTTGGGGTTTGTGATGTAGGAGTAGGAGTTGATGTTTGAGTTATCGTTGGTGTAGGTGTTGGTGTGATAATCGGTGCGTCATATCTTTGAACAAGATAATCAAACATCTGTGTTAGTTCAGATGAATCCAATTTTTTATTAAACCAAAACTGTTCCGCTATACTACCGTTGAATGAAGTTGCAACAACAATACCAGGATTTAATACTGGTGGTACAGAAGTAAATGTCGTGGAGTTTGAATTAACTAATACATTATCAATCCATAACTCAATTCTATAAAGTGAACCATCTTGATAACATCTCAATGCTTGGTCAATCCAAGTATTTGCTGTTAAAGTTTGATTAAAATTTACAAACCCGTCAGCAGTATTTGGGTCTGCCCAAATATTATATTCTATATTTGAACCTGTAATCTTATTTTGAAACCATCTGTAAGGGACTGTTGTTCCATCATATAATTGACCATTTATTCCACCACCAGCATCAGAAGAACAAATAACATCATCACTTGCAGTTCCTGTAAAAATATATCTTGTAAAAATTGTAAAATCGGATGTGCCTGAGTATTGTCCATTCAGTGAGGACATCCTATTTGTTCCTACATTAAGTGTTCCACCACTGAAACCTGAGGTGGTTGCAGAATAAATATCATTTTGGAATTTTACTCTGTTACCAATTTCTGTTTGAAAGTAGGTTGTTGAATTTAATCCATCAATTACACTTAATATTTCATTACCTGATAAATTTAGAAATGATGGATTACTATATTGATTCCACCAAGTTAAACCTGATATATTGATTGGAGTCATTACTTGTTCATTTCTTTAATTTGCTTTTCAGCCTGTTGATTGAGGTCCATAAGATATGAGAGGTGATTGAGACAAGATATAAGGGGAAGATTAGTAACATCGTCAACCACCCATACTTTGTTGTCGGCAAGTGTAGAAATTGCTGAATACCATCCCCAATGTTTTGCAAACGAACTCGTATCATCATCCACATCCACAACGGTTTGTTCTTGGAATAAAGAACTGAAAGTTGTTGAGAGACCACGCCTATACTCAACAAAAAAAAAATTGCTCCTTCTACATATTTCACTGGTAGAGTTTTGAAATCTTCAATCTGTTTTCTAAAATCTGTCTCACCATATTTCTTACCTTCTTCTGTATACAGGTATGCCGCTAACTCATTCAAGTTTGATACTCTATAATTCTCATCTTTCTGTAAGAATGTATCTATATCTACGAATTGACCAAACGACATCTTATGTACATCTACAAGAACATACTTCTTTCCGTTGTGTTCTATATCCTTAAATAGTTTTTTAGATTCCTGATTTAAGAATTTATAAACTGTATCGGCTGCGATTCTCATCGAGTGAGCATCTGATTCTTTAATCTCTTGAACTGATAGTCCTGTTGTTAAAGACAACATTCTGATGTTGAGTTCTTCTTCATCAAGTAGTTCCCTAAACTTCATTACATCCGTCCACATTTGAATTGTTGGTTCTTGGATGTTTATTTTTCTTCCATCGTATTTTAGAACGAGTCCACTCATATACATAAATATCTTTTTTACATTATACCAATCCATTGATTTCTTCCAACCTTCATCTCCATCACATAACGAATGCCGTCTATTAAGTGGTCGGACCCTGGTTGCGGTTCATCAAGGTTATTACCGTTTTTATCTGTCTTCCATATGTAGGATTGTAATTCATTTTGTAGGTTAAATGAATCAAACTTCACATAAAAGTTTGACCTCTTAATTAAATCAATTCCATGAAGTATCGAATTTTTCTTAACAGGTTTGCAATTTATTCCTTGTCTTCTAAGTTCTTCTATCGCCTGAGGGTTAGCACTATCTGCAATAAAATCATCTTTCAAGTTAATCCCCAAATCTTTTATCCTATAAATGAAATCAGGTATGGTCACATTTTTTAGATACAAGAACTCCTCACAATAAATTGAATCACCGAGTTTCCAAACACCAACGAGTGTTGATGGGTCTGAGTATCCCCAGTCAATTCCATAACCTAAGAAAGAACACCCTATTGGTAAATCAACATATAGTTGATGGTGATTGAATACCATCTTGGTGGGAACACCTTTCATACCCATACCAAAGATGCGCCACAGGTTGGCGTCCTTGTCTCTGAGTTTCAATATCTCATCAACTTGGACCTGTGGTAAGAATGGATTGTCCTTGAATGTAACAATGTTATACTTCACATCAGGTTGTCCTTCCAAATCATATATCCATGATTTCCATAATGATGGGTTAAGGTCCAACACAATTGTGTCTGATGTTCTCAGTACGAGTTGGATGTATTCGTCATAGGATAGTTCTGTCGCTTCATTGATGAATAGGTAATCTCTTTTTCTACCTCTGATTTTTGTCTCATCATCAACTGAAAACCATTCAATGATATTTGACCCCAATTCAAAATAACCATCAACGGAATGCCACTTCTCAGAATCAAATAACTCGAACTTCAATAAAATTTCTTTGAGGTCTCGAAGCACGCTCCCCTTCAATGCGGGTAATGTTTTTCTTACAATGGATAATGTTTTGTTCTCCTCTTGTAGAAGTTTGTAGATTAGAAATATAAGAATGTTATAGGTCTTGGATGCACGAGAAGAACCCTGAAATACATTAATCCTCTTGTCTGAATTTAATAGGTCTTCAAACACTCTTGTGGTCTGTATCTTCACTTATACTTTCTCTTTGATATGATGTTTTTATAAAACTTAACTGATGATGTGTCTTGAATTGATTCGGTCCAAACCTTGTCTGTTAGTTTGTTTAGTTCACTGGTCAATTGTTCTTTGAGTAGAGGTTGTTTCAAGAATAATGTGTATTCAATCTTTGTATATGATTTACCTGTATAGACAAATGATTCTGAAATATCTTTGGAACAAAGAAACTTATCATAAAACAAATCTGTATTGATTGAGTTTGATATTGACCTTGAAATGTTTTTACAGACCCTGTTAATGTCTTTTATCTTATCCTCACCATCAGTCTGAATTGTTCCTTTGAATTCAAGGTAACACGCTTTCATCGTGTCTCTATCCATTGTACCTGAGTTAACCTGAATGTTCGGATAATCCTTAATTGGAAAGGTCATTAACTTTCTATTGGTTTGACTTGGATTCTTCATCTTCAATTTTTGTTCTAATGATTTCTATTTGAACTTTGTTATTGGAATCAATCTTATCTCCACCAGTTGTGATATCAACTTTCTTCTCCACATTCCACTCATCCTTAAATCTATTCCTCATTATCAGAGAATAAAGATTAGAATTCAGATTCTTTGACTCACCGTTCTTAAATCCTTTTCTTGGTATTGAGGACCACCATGTGTGTGATAATTCTCTGAACTCTTGAACGGATTCCGAAAAATCTGGTTCTTCTTCTATCAATCTCCAAAATGTTTGTTTATTGATTCCGAGTTTAACTCTGAGGTCCACATCAAAATGTCCTTCTTGACCCATCTCTTTACAAATGAGTTTCCAATTCGTTGGTAAATCATTTAGGGTTATCTTAGGTCGTCCTACTGGATTCGTATTGTTCATATTCTGTTAGTTTTTCGTTTAGGTGTTCCATCCTTGTTTTAACTCTTTCCCAACAGTTTACACAGTTTGGAACTTGGTGGTCTGAAAACTGTGAGTTATGGAAGTCCATTGTCCATTTTCTTTCCATTGGAGAGTTTGTTATTTCTCGAACATAGTTTAATGCACGGTCAATTTGTTCTCTCGTGTAGTTCGGTTTGGATGGTTGTGATACGATATTGACCGTACCTTCTCTAATTATCTGTGGTCTTGATTGTACTTGTTTTGATTTACAATTACATCCCATAATCTAAAAATTTTTGTCGTGATAACCTCAGGTCTCTACGATATGTGTTTATGTCTTTGGATACTGTGTTGGGTGGGATTGTGGTTCGTTTTGCTGTGTTCTTGATTGAACAATCTTCTTCAAGGTAGATTTGAAATAGACGAGCAAAATACCACTTATCCGTTCTCTTATCCTGATTGATTTTGTTATTGACCCATTCAATCGTTATGGGTGATTCCTTGTATTCAACATCAGGTATTTCAATATCCTTGAATTCTATGTACTGATGTTTCTTGTATTGGTGATAGTAAGGAGAACTCCTTGATGAATAGTTATTTCGAACTATACGAGCAAAAAAATACAACTTCTCTTGGTCAGGTAAGGAATATACTTTCTGATTTTTGAGAAGTTGTTCTATACATAGTTGAAGTAGGTCATCGATATCATCAGACCTTGTAATCTTATTACAGATTAGTTTTAATTCTTTTAGGTTTTGTTCTATCCACTTATTCAAGATAATTTGGTTTACTTTCCTTTATACAAAACCCTATTGTAATATTTCCCTTCGGGTGTCCAAAAATCTTCTACTCTTTGGAGTGCACCTTTAAGAACTAAATTTCTTACCTTATCTCTTGTTATGTTTGGAGAAATATGTAGTTTCATTCCCAAATCAATGTTAGA